GGTTTCGAAAAAAATTTTGGGCGCAAAAAAGCCCTGCCAAGCCGGAGCCTGACAGGGCTGTGTGGATTAAAGCGGCAGGTCTAACTGGGTTGGCGCGTCGACCCAAGCGTAGACAACCGAGAATTTAGCGCAATTCGCGGCAAATACCCCCATCAGATATTCCGCTTGAGCGCGGCTCGTAAACTCGTGGGTGAAATCGCCGACTACCGAACTATGATGTATGGTGTAGACAATCATTTGATGATGCTCCCGTGGTAGGAAGGAGGGCGGGTTTGCAGTCCCCGCCCCGTTGATTACTTCGCCTTGCGCGACTTGCTACGCTTCAACACCTCATCCGCGAACCGGTCGCATGCGGCCTTGAGTTCCGCATCGGACAGGCACTCGCCGCCGTCGGTCTCGTATCGGTCGCGTGAACCCTTCAACTCCTTGTACAGGTCGAGCAGTTTCGTTTCGAGAGACTTAGTCTCGCCCTTGCCGCCGACCTTGTCGCGCTTCCAGAACCGAGTCTTGACTTGGTCGCACCCGTTCTTGATGACATCCCGCGAGCCCTTTTCACCGTCAGGCCGCAGACCGTTCTCGGCATTGCCACGGAGCCAAGCCTTCATGCCGCGAGGCGATTCCTTGACGCTCGGCAGTTCGTTCAAGTCAGCCGAGACAGCATAGGCTCCCGTTATAGTGAAGTTCGCCGGATGCTCCTCGTCGACCGGCAAGTACTCATCACCCGAGCCGACCCGATGAACCGAGACATCGTAGTGACCGGACTTGACCAACGCCGCGATGATGAGCGGAGTCATGAAAGCATCGACGGCTTTACCGCCGTCAGACTTCCGGCCGTCGCAGCCAATCTCATCGACAATATCGCGGAACCGCTTGACTAACGGCTTCCACCCGCGCTCGGCTGTGGCATAGACCGCGCCCGACTTAGTGGCGATGTCGGACAGTTCGGACTGGACAGAAGCAGACAGATTGAAAGTAGCCATGACATATACTCCAATTGAATCCTGACAATGTCAGGAACCGCAGAGCGTGCAGCGCGCATCGGGTGGAACTCCAACCGACGATGCTATTATAGCACAGGTTATCCGGTAATATCAAGCGGCGAGGCAGCGAAGGCGCAAGAAAAAATCGTAGCAAGTCCATATCGTTTTCCCGTATTTGAGGTATACAAGACCCCACCATGGGGGTATAGGCCGCTTATCGTTTACCTCCTGTCATCTACCTCTATACATTCAGTTCCACACAAATCACTTCGTTTTTTCCCAAAGTTCGACCCCCACCCCCCTCATATATAAAACCCCCCCGGTAACAAATTTGGTTCCATGCCAAGTTTTCCTATATATTGTGTAGCCAATGGATGCACCGGTACTTGTTCCCCTGATCGACGAAGCCGTGCCGTTACCGGCTAATGCGGCTGAAGCCTTGCCTGATCTGTCTCGTGAGCAAGAGATAGAGATGCGTGCCCGTACCATTAAGTTGGTATCGGATCTAACAGGTACGCCTATCGTGCCTAGCGAAGAAGACATGGCCCAAGCAGAAGAGTTGGCGCGTCAAATGATTGATGATCCTAAGAAGCGCATCGAGTTCGGTAAGTATCCGAACGAAGCGATGGCGTATTTGGCTGGCATGATCCAGCAAAGCAACTGCGCACTAGTGGATGACCTGTCCGAGTACAAAAATTACGTCATCAACAAGTACGTCTACGAGATCGAGCACACCGAGGACAGCAAAATCCGCATCCAAGCCCTGACTAAGTTGGGCGAAGTGGATGGAGTTGATGCGTTCAAGAAGCGCACTGAGATCACGCACGTGATCAAGCCTATTGAAGAAGTGGAAAACGAGTTGCTTGAGATCCACAGGACCATCAAGTTGCGTAAAGAAGCGCCCAAAGCGATTGAAATGCAGCCTGAAGACTACGAAGTCGTCGATTACCCGCCTGATTCAGACGAAAAATGACGGGAAAAGCGCCAAAACTGACGCTAGACGACCTTGCTGACCTCGCTCAGCACGCACTTACGCTGCCGCCGGACGAAAAACGTAAGAAACTCGACCTGATCAAGCAGTACAAGTCCAATATCCTGCGCGAATCGGGCAAAAACAGTTTTCTAGACTTCATTACCCATGTGTATCCGGGCTATAAAGTGGGTCCGCACCATGCAAAACTTGCTCGAATCTTCGAGGACATCGAGGCAGGCAAGAGGAAAAGAGTCATCGTCAACATAGCCCCCCGTCATGGCAAGAGCGAGATGATTTCGTACCTCGCTCCGGGGTGGTTCCTAGGCAAAAACCCGCAGAAGAAGGTCATCATGGCCTCGCATACCGCTGACTTGGCGGTGAACTTCGGTCGTCGGGTGCGAAATCTTGTGGGGTCTGACCTTTATAGGGATGTTTTTCCAAATGTGGAACTTCAAGCCGACAGTAAATCTGCGTCTCGTTGGGGTACGAATTTTAATGGCGAGTACTTTGCTATTGGCGTTGGCGGCGCTCTTGCTGGCCGTGGTGCCGATCTCTTTATTATTGACGACCCTCATTCTGAACAGGAGGCTAAGCAAGGTCGCGCAGACGTATTCGAGCCAGCATGGGAGTGGTTCCAGTCAGGCCCTGTTCAGCGACTGATGCCCGGTGGCTCGATCATCGTGGTGATGACCCGGTGGTCGAAGATGGACCTGACCGGCAAGATCGTGGACCACATGACCAAGAACGAGGACGCCGATGAGTGGGAAATTGTCGAGTTCCCGGCGATCCTGAACGATAAACCGCTATGGCCAGACTTCTGGACCATAGAGGAGTTGATGGGCAAGAAGGCTTCGATGGACGTGCGGTACTGGCAGGCCCAGTACATGCAGCAGCCCACGGCTGAAGAAGGTGCCCTCATCAAGCGCGAGTGGTGGCAGGTCTGGGACAAGGAGACCCCGCCCTCATGTGAGCACATCATCATGTCGCTCGACGCTGCCCAAGAGAAGACCAACCGGTCGGACTACAACGCCCTCCTGACTTGGGGGGTGTTCTTCAACGAAGAGACTAAAAACTACAACATCATCCTGTTAAACGCGGTCAAGGAGCGCCTTGAGTTCCCGGAACTGAAGCAGCGGGTGTTGGAGGAGTACAAGGACTGGCAGCCTGATTCGTTCATCGTTGAGAAGAAGTCGAACGGTGCGGCGCTCTATCAGGAGATGCGTCGGATGGGGGTGCCCATCTCAGAGTTCACGCCGGGCAAGGGGCAGGACAAGATATCGCGTGTAAATGCAGTATCGGATCTCTTTTCTTCCGGTATAGTCTGGGTCCCAGACCGCCGCTGGGCTTGGGAGGTGGTCGAGGAGTGCAACGATTTCCCGTCCGGTTCGCATGACGACTTGGTTGACGCGACGACCTTGGCACTCTTGAGGTTCAGGCAGGGTGGGTTTATCCGCCTGCCGACAGATGAGCCTGAGCCGACGAAGTGGTTTAAGAGTCACAGACGCGAAGGGTTCTACTAGGAGAATTTAGATGGCCGTTGACAAATCCCTTTACGAAGCACCGGTCGGCCTTGGCGCACTGCCTGAGCCGGACATCCAGATCGAGATCGAGGACCCTGAAGCGGTCCGCATCGGCGTTGACGGCATGGTCATCGAGATGATGAAGGACGAGCCGCGTGCTGAGCAGTTTGACGCAAACCTCGCGGAGTTCATAAACGAGGGAGAACTACAGAGCCTAGCGGGGGAACTCATCGGCCACTATGAACAGGACCTCTCTAGCCGTAAGGACTGGCTCGACACCTATATCAAAGGACTGAAGATTCTGGGCATCAAGTACGAGGAGCGTACTGAGCCGTGGCCGGGTGCGTGTGGCGTGTTTCACCCTCTCCTCATGGAGTCGGCGGTCAAGTTCCAGTCCGAGACCATCATGGAGACCTTCCCTGCGGCAGGGCCGGTCAAGGCCAAGATCATCGGTAAGGAGACGCAGGAGAAGAAGGACGCTGCCATTCGTGTCTCTGAGGACATGAACTATCAGTTGACCGAGGTCATGAAGGAGTACCGCCCGGAGCACGAGCGGCTGCTGCTGAGCCTTGCCCTGTCGGGTAACGCCTTCAAGAAGGTGTACTTTGACCCCTCGCTCAACCGTCAGACTGCGGTGTTCATCCCGGCTGAGGACATCATCGTCCCCTACGGTGCCTCTAATCTTGAGTCATCTGAGCGTGTCACGCATCGGATGCGTAAGACCAAGAACGAACTGCATAAACTTCAGTACGCAGGGTTCTACCGCGACATCGACTTGGGCGACCCGGTTCGCACGATGGACGAGGTGGAGAAGCAGAAGGCAGAGGACCAAGGCTTCTCGGCGTCGATGGACGACCGGTTCCAGTTGCTTGAGATGCACGTCAATCTCGACCTTGCTGGCTACCCGGATACGGATGAGGGCAACAACGAGACAGGCATCGCTCTTCCTTATGTGGTGACCATCGAGAAGGGTACCGGGACGGTCTTGGCGATACGGCGGAATTGGCGTGAAGATGATGAACTCAAGGAGAAGCGGCAGCACTTTGTCCATTACGGGTATATCCCCGGCTTTGGCTTCTATTATTTCGGCCTTATCCACCTTATCGGTGGACACAGCAAGGCTGCGACATCTCTCCTTCGCCAACTTGTCGATGCTGGAACTCTTAGCAATCTTCCGGGTGGCCTCAAGTCACGTGGCCTGCGTATCAAGGGGGACGACACCCCCATCGCTCCCGGAGAATTCCGCGACGTAGACGTGCCCTCGGGCGCGATCCGCGACAACATCTTGCCCCTGCCGTACAAGGAGCCGAGCCAGACGCTCTCCCTCCTCATGGACCGGATTGTCGAGGAAGGACGCCGCTTCGCTGCGGTCTCGGACCTTAAAGTCAGCGACATGTCGTCGCAGGCCCCGGTCGGTACGACGCTTGCCATCCTTGAGCGTGTTCTCAAAGTGATGAGCGCGGTGCAGGCCCGCATCTACTACACGATGAAGCAGGAGTTCAAACTCCTCGCGGGCATCATCCGTGACAACAC